TTAGCTCTGTAATATCTAAACTAAACAAAGACCTAAAAATAGCAGGATTCAAGATATTTAAAACTTGGAGAATGGATGTAACAGGTACTAAATACGCTGAATATTGCCGTAAGGAGATTCTCAATGATTAGATTATGTTTAGCTTTAAGTATCACAACATTCTTTATATTATTTTACTTCAGCTACAATGCACCCTATACTTTACCAGACGATGCATTTGTAGGAAATTCAATACTTGAGAAATAAGGAGCTTTAAAATGACACCAATCATAGTAGCAATAGGTACAGTACTAAGTTTATATATTTTCGAGCCACTCTGGTTTGACACCCGTATGCATTACTTTCACCAGACTTATGAGACTGACAAGGCTTGTAGCTTGGCAGCGCATCAACAAAAGGATGTAACAGGTAGAGTTTGTATACCTAAAGATGATTTTTCTGGTAAAATAGATCTATACTTAACAAAGGACTAGTTTGTAACCTTAACAGGGATAAGGAGCAATAGTATAGGGTAACCGTCCGACACAGGATGTGAGCACACCCAAAAACTCTCCAAGTTATGCTATTGTTGCCTTATCTCGATTAAGCTTATTAACAAGGAACTAAAGACTATGCAAAAAACATATCTTATAATAGAGTTATATCTTGAAGAGTATGCCAGCATAGACGATGTTATTTTAAATACTTTGGATATTGATTTTCCTGAGGAAGTGATAGACTATAAGATCGTTGGTTCATCTGATGATATAATATTTGATTAAACTTATTAAGGGGAAAAGAAAATGGCTAGACAAAATCAAGCTAAAAGCAGACAAGCAGCATTAAGACGTAACCAATCAAAATTGGAAAACTATGGAGCAAAGCTATTCCATGAGGTTAAGAGGTTTGACGGAGAGGGGAATCTTATAGAAACTATTTCTCCTGATAAACTCATGGCACAGCCAATAGGTTCTAGTACCTATAGCGGTGGCAAGGGCAGGTCCAATGGTAGGAGGTGTTATAACAGAAGGCTTGGGCGTAGTAACGGTGAAGGGTCTCAGGGAGCATGGGATAAAGCCGTTTCCAAGGTTAGTAATGGTGCTAGACCTCCCTACCATAAAGTGAAAGTATGAACGAATTATTGATTACAATTATGTTGGTAATCCCTGCGCCACATAAGATGGTGGATTGGACTATCAACGAGGTTCCAACTCAGATACAGTTGATTCATGAGAATGGTACTGAGGTTAGTTATCATGCTTCTTCAGTTCCTTGTACCTACAGACCTAGATCAGATAAAGAATTAATATTTATGAGTCCTCAATCTTCCATTGAGGAGAATTATTGTTATGCTATATTTGATACAAGTAAGCCTACTTTTATTAGACATCCAAACTATTGGTATTCAATAGAATTACCTAAACCACATGATCCTAGATAGGAGCACTCAATGAGTTCTAAAACAATGCACTTCAAGAAAGGTCAGACCATTCTAGAAGAAGGTGAACTAAGCTTTGAAGCTTATATCATCCTGGATGGTGAAGTTGATGTAACTAAGATGTTCTTTAATCGTAACGCACCTACAAAACATGTCCACTTAGCAACCTTAACACAAGGTGAGATATTTGGTGAAATAGGTTGGTTAGATCGTAAACCTAGAACCGCTACTATCAAAGCTAAAAATAGGGTTTCTGTTAAGGTGCTCACAGAACAGGATGCTGTTAATATAACTAGGGATAACCCTAAAGCCATGATGCCTATCTTAAAGGTACTAGGTAGTAGACTCAGGGATACTCTAGATCTAATAGAGAAATTCACAGGGGAGCCAAGATCATGATGGATATAAAAAGAACTGCTACTCGTAAACCTGAGTTTTGTGGAGAGAAAAAACCTAGTGTAAGTAAAAAGAAAAAGGTTGCTGTAAATAAAATACGTCAAGATACCTATGTTAGTGAATCACAGGGGAAAGCAGGGTACATCATAGAGGATGATAATGTGAGGTCAGATTCTTGATTCATATTCTTGAAATTTTACTATCTTTACTAGCCCTACTGTCGGTCAGGATGATAGCCATAAACCATGAGTACGGTGGTTATATTGGAGTCTCCTGCCAAATTTGTTGGGTGAGTTATTGGCTTTTTAGTAGTCAGTTTGGTTTTTTAGTTATTGACGTTGGCTTAATCTTCATTTACTGGGACTACATAAAATGTTACAAAGGCAAAAAGAACTAGAGCAAGAGATGGTATCTTTAGGTGTTAAGAGATACAGGAAGGAGAATGCTGAGGCTAAGAAAGGCAAGCATGAAGCTACTACTCCAGCAGGAATACAGTTTATTAGGAAGTCATGCTCTAAAGTGTCTATTGCTATTGATGATTTACACAAGGACATGATTAGCGGTAAACCAATTAAGTACAATATAGAAGCTGTTAAAAGACTAGCTGAGTTACCTTCTGATGTTATATCCTTCTTAGCTCTTAAGGGATGTATCAATCATTTGAGCACTCCTGTTAAACTAGTTAAGGTATCTATGGAGGTTGGTGGATTCATTGAAGATGAAGCAAGGTTTAGAAACTTTAAGAATACTAACCCTGCTCTTTTTGGTGTTGTCTCTAGGGACTTAGCTAAGAGAACTACCAACTATAGGAAACAGAAAAGGGTACTAGCTCATTCAAGTATTAAAGCTGAGGTCCCGTGGGAAAATTGGTTGGCAGGAAATAAGGTTAGGTTAGGTGAATTACTAGTTGAATTAATTTGTAATGCTACAGGTATATTTGAGATACGTAAGCAGACTAAGGACTCACAAGGAAAGTATAAACAAGTCTATTGGTTAGAGGCTACAGAGGCTTCTCTTAAATGGATTGAGGGTAAAAATTCTGTTTGTGAATTACTTAGTCCTGTTAAACTCCCTTGCGTTATCAGTCCTAGAAAGTGGACCTCAGTTTACACTGGAGGGTACTATCAGTACACCAACATGAATTTAGTGAAGTCTAATGATGATGCTTACATGCAGCAGTTAGAAAACTCTAACTTAAAGGAGGTGTATCATGCCGTCAACACTGTTCAAGAGACTGCTTGGAGAGTCAATGGTAAGATATTTGAGGTTATGCAATCCTTGTTTAACTCAGAAGCAAGCTGTAGCATTATTCCTGAGTTCGGGGAACGCACAATGCCTAGACCATATCCCAAGGAAGGCTCTAAGGAAGAGATCATAGCCTGGAAACGTGAAGCTACCTTGATGTACTCTGATAATCAAAGGATGAAGACTAAGCGTATCCAATTTAGTCAGCTTATGTGGATGGCTAAAAAATTTAAAGATGAGAAAGTTTTTTATTTTCCACATACTCTGGACTTCAGAGGTAGACTATATGCTAATACTGCATTCCTTAACCCACAAGGAGAGGACTCTGCAAGGGGATTACTAGAGTTTAGTAAAGCTAAACCTCTTGGAAGCTCAGGTCTAGCATGGCTCAAGGTACACATAGCTAATTGTTGGGGAGAAGATAAGGTATCTTTAGAAGAACGTGTAGAGTGGACTGATAACCATGAGAATGAAATCATGGCATGTGGTGTTGATCCATTAGCATCACGTATGTGGATGGAAGCTGATAAACCTTGGCAGTTTCTACGGTCCTGCATTGAATACACATGCTGTAATGGTAACATCCATTATAAATCTCATCTTCCTATAACTGTAGATGGCTCCTGTAATGGACTACAACATTTCTCAGCTATGCTTAAAGATGAGGTAGGAGGCCGTGCAACTAACTTAGTTCCACATGATCAACCACAGGATATTTATGAAATCGTTAGAAAGCATGTTATTTCTCGTATTAATACTGATAACACTCCTGAGTTTTTATTTTGGAGTAAATGCCTTAATAGAGCACTAGTCAAACGTCCAGTAATGACTACACCTTATGGAGCTACTCTATATGGGATGCGTGAGCAGATACATCAAGAACTTAAAAAGCAGTTGGATAAAGGAATACAATTTGACGGCCTTGATACTACTGCTGAGTTATGGCCTCATTGTAAGTACCTTGCTATACATATTTATGGAGCCATTGGTGATGTTGTTATATCTTCTCGTTTAGGTATGAAGTGGCTCCAGGATGTGTCTAGAGTGATGAGTAAAGAG